TGCCCTTATCAACGTGCCAGCCTCTGCGATCGCTCATATCCTCACTCATTGCGGGGCCTCACCCCGCCTCATCAGTTCAGAAAGCTCATTCGCACGGCTGCCCACCTGCCGGGCCCACTTGCTGTCCAGCATTTCTACAGCCGCTCTGTCCCAGTCCTTCTCAGCCAGGGCACCCAACATGCGCCGAAACTCCAGCAGCGTGGGCACGCCCATGTTGAACGCCATATTGGCCAGCACCACTTTCCGAACAGGATTCAGGCTCAGCCACAACGGCAGGCGCTCCAACTCTGCCACCACCTGGTCAATGTCGTTATCCAACATGAACCCGGCCTCATCCTCACTGATCCCGCGATCATCCAGGTTGCGGCCATAGCCGATTGTCAGCTTGCCCACGGTGTCCCGGTATGGCTTCAGGCGCAGGCCTTCATGGCGCTCAAGTTGTTCCAGAAGAAGTTGTCTGTTCATGATTCCAGCCATAAAAAAACCCGGCGCTGGGCCGGGTTGTATATGTTGCACCCTTGTCAAAAGGGCTTGTTTTCCAAATCCAGATAATCGAACCAAACTGCAATAATGCTTGATAATGCGAGAATCGCAGTTAAAAGAATCATCATTGCCTGACTAAAACGCGCCGTGCGCTCTCGACGGAGCTCCTGCTCCAACGCAAGTAAACCAGAAAGTGTTTTTCCAGAAACAGTAAAACCTGCCTGAGAATTATCTAGGTACCCATCTGCAACCAAGGAATCTAATACCCGATCAATTCTAGTAAAAACTAACTGTCGCTTATCATCCATCACGAGAAATCGCTTTCCGTGAATCTGCGAGGCAACATGTACGCCGTAGAATTTATTCTGCCCCGAGTCAGATAACTCGATTGCCGCCCTCAGTACTGAGACACGGTCATCAATAATTCTGAACTTTCGCCTGTATACCCAGTTTCTAACAGCCTCTACCAACGCTTTCAGCAACCAACGAAACCAGAACAATAATAGAAGTCTAGATAGGAAGCAGCCGAGGACACTATGATGCATGAACATCGAATTCTTGTAGTAGTGCCTAATTTCCCAATCTTTATCTTGCAGAAACTCAGGACCAACCTTCTCTCGGGGATACCTAGTCGGCCGAGCATCTCCAGATGTTCGCTGGGCTAACAAATGCCCGCGGGATGAGTGTTTAAAAAGGTATACCCTCTCAGACTCAGCATCTTTTCCAGTCGCGGTGGCAACCGCCTTGTCCTCCGCAGCGTAGACCCAATAGGTATCATAGTGGCCGGTGGGAGGCCCTTCGGAGCTAATCCGACTAAAATCCCGATGCCACTTTAGTAACTTCATCAACATCCAGTACTGGATCTTCAAGTACATCGCTTTCAAACCGGCCTCCTCACCGAACCGCCAAAAGCTTGAAGTTACCACAACGCTCAATAAAAAAACCCGGCGCTGGCCGGGCATGAAGGAGTATTAGTAGAGAGTTTGCAGTGCTGTCCTCAGATGCACTTCCTGCACCTTACGGGAAAGAGAGTAGTTTTCTGCATGCAGAATGTCAACAATTTGAACATTGCGTTATCTTTTGGAAAATTAAGGCGCAATCAATCCATGATTCAGCGGCACCTAACAGGTACCGAGCCCGCTCCCGACTGCCAACCCCAACCTCACGGGCAATGCGAGTCAAGCTGAACCCGTATGAGTAAGCCATCACCAGCACCTCTGCCATGCTCTGGTCTCGCTGCCTCAAGCGGGCAATGGCACGGTCTACCATCAGGGCCTGCTCATCCGAGCACACTGGCATGGCAACAGAGCCCGCCGGCACCAGGCTCACCCGGTTGTACCCCATACGCAGCCCGCTATCACTGGTTTGCACCCAACGGGCCCACTCGGTTAACCGCTGCTGGGTATCACTCAGCATGGGCACCTCCAAGGGCTTGCCTCGCTTTGGCCAAGCCCTTTCTGGCCATCTTCCGCCTCGCGTTTACCACCGCCTCACCAGCAGGCAACGCAGGCTGAAATGGCTTGTGGCCTGCTGCTCGATTGTCCCGAGCCAGCCCGAGAATCCGCCCTACATCGGGCCAGTAGAAATCACCATCACCCTCAATGAGCTTGGCTTTCGCCCGCTGCAAGGCCTTCTCGATTTCGTCCACCGTCAGGGTGTCGATCTCATGGGCCCACTCCCTGCGGGCAAGCTTAATGGTTTTCTCATCCGGCCACTGAACCGTGAACCTGTGGCCATAGATCAACTGGAGCCGACTGAAGAACAACACGGCTTTTGCCTTCTGCTCCTGCGTGAAGCGGTCACCAGTTGTTGATTGCGTAGTCGGGGTCTGTGAGTTGCCTCTGGACTGCAGCCCGCTCATCACGTTTTGAACGACGCCCTGAATCTGGTGCATTTGCGCCATGGATACTCCCCTGTTGGTTGTTCTGGATGCTCTGGCTGAGCCTATCCCGCTCGGTAACATAGGCCTCAGCAAAATTCTTGTAGTACTCCGGGCCATCTGGAATTCGCCCCAGGCTGGCTTCTGCACACGCCATAATCTGCCTGAGATCACCAATACTCAGGGCCCACTGGGTCCAGCACTGGTACACAGCAATGAGTTTTGGCCTGGAGACCCGATGAAATGCCCATAGCCGCTCCCGGCCAAGGAAGGAGCCCCACTCTGCTGGAGTCTGGGGCTGGAAGGTGTCGGGCCAGGCTTCAATATCACGCGCGCCCGCGTTGGTAGAGTTAAGTTCAGTAGAGTTAAACAGATGTGTGTTGTTCCTTGTGTCGTTCCCTGTGCTGCTCCCTGTGTCGTTCCTGCCCGGCTCTACCGGCACAATCTCCCTCGTTTTCGGGAGGTTAACCACTTTCCCGCTATGCGGTTCCTTGTGTTGCTCCCTGTGCGGCTCCTTGTGTTGTTCCTTTTCCGGGCGGACTAATCCCGCATCAGCCAGGGGCAGTTTAAAAACAAGCCCACGACTGCGGCTGGAACCATGGTTCACCACCAGCCCCGCGCGCTCTAGCTCCGCCACACGGGCACGCACACGGCCAAGGGTCGGGGTTTCCGCACGCTTGCGCTGACTGCCCCAATCCGGGTCCATGGCGATCAGCTCCGCCATGGCCCGGTAAGATAACTTCCGCGCCGGCCCACCGGCTACGCCAGTGCGGTAGTCCATATACCGCCGAAAGCCCCGCAGATAGATAACCTGAGCTTCTGCCGTGAGCCCCTGCAGGGCTGCATCCTCGGCATCATTCCACTGTGAACGCATAACCCCATCCACCCGGTTAGTTATGCAACAGACTTGTTTTCGGTAGCCTGAGAAGACTCGCCGAAGATGTCAGGGCGCATAGAGTAACGATCTATATCGCCACCCTTTGCCCTCACAGCGGCCTCAAGCTTCAAGACATGACAATCGGGAATGCGAACCCAGCCATGAAGACTAGGCGGACGAACACCACAGATTCTTGCCATCTCTGCCTTACTGCCCAAGCAGTCAGCAATCCTTTCTACGATCTCTATAGCCATAGGATACTCCAATGTTAGCTATTGGATAGTAGCCAATGGCTATGGTCATGTCCAGTGACGTGACTTACTTGATAATTAGTTAAAGGCTAACATCACGCTCATGAAAGACGATTCCGAAAACGCCAGAGCCAGCAGGCTCAAAGAAGCTGTAGAAAGCGGCCCTCTCAACATGAACGAGATCGCCGAAAGGCTTGGTGTTGCCAGAACATCGGTTCTGAACTGGAAGCGCCGCGGATCTATTAACCTAGATAATTTGCGAGGAATTGCGGAACTGACCGGTTACAGGTTTTGGTGGCTGGCCTTTGGAGAAGGCCCCAAAAAAGCCGACGCCCGTGATGCAGAACCCGGCTCCGAGATCGAAAACCCTCTAGTTGGGGTTGCCAAAGCTTCGCCGGAGCACGCTCGCCTCGTCGCCTGCATCGCGCACATGACGGCAGCACGCATACTCACACCTGCGCTTGCAGATGGGATAACCATCAGCCTCAACGCCGTTGCTGCGCTGAAGAAGTCAGAATGAGCAGAAATTACGTATAAATAATAAAAAATACGCCTGCACAACTGACTTTATGCCTTGCAGGCACTACACTTCGGGCTGAAATTGTCCACGTGAAGGTACGCAATGGAAAACGTTCACTTCGACAGAGAAGGCGCTAGTCATTCACTAGCAGTGGTCGCTGTTGTCCTCATTTTTAACGAAGAAATAGGTGGCGAGAAGCTGAAGAACCTTGCCAGCCTAGACAAGGACGTGGCCGACATTTTTCCAAAAGCCAGCAAAAAGACTTCCTTCAACGTAAATATCGACGATGGTACGCCCTCAACCAAAAGGATCTTTGCGGGCTGGACGCTAGAGGCACCAAGCTCAGATTCAGAAGAGTTAATAGACTGGCAACTGGAAGTTGAAGCTAATCGGCTGATTCTTCGCTGCTTCAATTATCCTGGCTGGACTGAGTTTTCTGAAAAGGCCATTGGCGCAATCACCAGAGTTTGTCAATCGGTGAGTTGTGAGCATGTCGCTCTTCAGGAAATTGGCGTTCAGTTTGTTGATCGATTCAACTGGGATCTGCGAAAAGAACAATACTCGGTAGGCAAATTCTTCAAACCGGAATCCGGGTATTTCCCTAAAAATCTATTACGACATCAAACACCTCTGTGGCATATATTCCAAGGTTGGAAAGAAAATATTGACGGTAATGGCTACATTGAAAACATCAACCTTTCGACGAACCATGCAGACGATAACCCTCATGTAACCGAAATCGTGCACATAGTTAGATGCGTAGAGTCAGAAAATGGTGGGCTCGAAAAATTGTCCTCTGAGTCACTCAGCATCATTGCAAGTCGGTCCCACACTTTGAACAAAACACTGCTACAAGAGTTATTATCAGACGAAGCAATTAGGTTCATAGGATTGAACGACTGATGACTACAGCACTGGTATCATACCAAGAGTTTGAAGCCGCTAAAGCGTACACAGCGAAGCTGCATCAGGAATCCGCCGATGCGGCACCCCCTAATGGAAGTCATGTACAAACGTACATCATTCCCAGTCAGGGGGTGTTAGAAAAAACGGTTTTTCCTGAAAACTTGAATCATCTAATCGATGCAGGAGAGAGCGTTGTCGTAGACATTAGCTACGACGAGCTAGCCTTCGACCACTGGGCTGATTTACGCTCAACGCTACTAATTCATTCTGGTATGCGGGGCCTGGCAAAGAAAACGCTCTCTAACGCAGCGACTTACGCAGGAACATACCTGAGCAAGCCAAAGCATGATCAAGCTGCACTCCGGACCTTTGAAGAGCTCGGACGATACTCAGATATGTGCAATCCCAAGGAGATAAGGCAGTTCTTGGGAAACAACAGGGACATTCTCGATCTGGTGCGCAACACCGTAAAAGCCACTCAGCTTTATGATGAAATAATTCAACTTAAAGCCTGGGTGTTTACTGATCCTGAAAACGATAAAAAGTCTCTCTACATTGGCGCAGTGGTCAGGGGCGATGATTTCGAAAAAGCCTACGAAATTGAAACAGCAGTCTTTGAAAGAGCCCTGGAACCTGACAGCCGCCTAAATAACTTCCGAATCCTCTTAAGCTTTGAAACGGAAGAAGATGGTAGATCCGAGTGAGGTACATCAGATAGGCGTCCAGCTCTGTGTCCCTGCAGCCAGCGAGGCAGAGAGAAGATCTGGCGTCAGTAGATGTTATTACGGGTGCTTTCTCGTAGCGAGAAAGATAACCAACATGGAAAGCGTCAAGAAGGACGTCCACCAACGAGTTTCAGAAAAACTCGATGAAATGGGACACTCCAAGCTTGCAAGCGATCTCCGAGTTCTTAGCAACGCGCGGAAAGCCTGCGATTACGATATTTACGAAACCTACGTGGGTAAAGAAGCCCAAACCATGAAGAAGCGATCGATTATATTGATCGAGAAACTGAAAGAACTCGCGAGCTGACAAGGTTTTTTGTTGCTCTCAAGAGCCCCGCAGGCCAAAGCCTCCGGGGCTTTTTTTGTGCCCGCAGCTCACTACCCCATCTCGAAATAACCACGAAATAGTAAAAAATAACCATCACACTATTGACGGTGATGTTAGCCATTGTCTACGATTAAGTCATCTTGATAACGTGATGGCATCTTATGGCTAACACCACGGGAACAGAATTCGAAATCCAAGACCCAGACCGCACCCTGACCCCACGTCAGCGCGAAGTTCTGGCCTGGGTAGTCGAGGGCAAGGAAAACGAAGCCATCGGCATGCTGATGGGCATCACGCTGGGCACGGTGAAGTTCCACATGATCGCCCTTCTGCGCCGATTCGATGCCCCTAACCGGCAGCTGCTGATCAGCCGTGCATGGAAAGCCGGCCTGGTGAAAGCACGGCAGTTTGCCATCGGCCTGCTGATTCTCGGCAACGCCCTGCCTGGCGCCAGCGACCAGCCGGTAACCGTTCGCACCCCACGGGTGGCGCGCATTCGTGTAGCCAACCGCCGGGATGCAGACGACCACCCCATCGTTATGCCAACCAACCTTGATGATCTCCGCACCGGAGACAGGGAGGCCGCATGATCCCCGAATACATCACCCTCGCCGAAGCCGCGAAAACGCTGAACCTTGGCCCACGCAAGATGATTCAGGCACTCAAGAGCCGGGGCATTCTGGACAAGTACCGCCTGCCCAATTGGCGCTACACCCAGCGCGGTCTGTTCAAGGTGGAAACCAAAGCATTCAACCACCCCGTTCGCGGCCTGCAGCACAGCGCCAAAACGCTAGTTAGCCCTGCCGGCCTGGAATTCCTGCGCAAAGAGTTCGCAGAGCAGATCGAAATGGAGAAAGCCTCGTGAAGCAGATTTCCACGTTTTTTGCCCTGATGGCCGAGTTCGGTACCGCCGAGATCCCGCTGGAGGATATCTGCGACAAGTTTTTCGGCCTTCAGCCAGATATGGCCAAAAAGCGCGCCGCCCGCCGGCAGCTGCCGGTAACCGCCTACCGTGGCGGCACCCAGAAAAGCCCATGGCTGGTGAGCGCGCAGGATCTGGCGGACTACATCGACGAACAACGCACCAAAGCCAAACAGGAATGGGACCAGGTGAACGCCGCCTGATCACGGACGAAAAGGACAACACGATGAACATCAGAACTCTGTGCGACACGCTCCAGCCGCTGTTCGATCTCGCCACCGAAGTGATGGAGACCAATTTTCATTACCAGTGCCTGCTGGCTGAACGGATACAGAAGGCCGGCAAACCGCTGGAGCAAATGACACTCGCCGAGGTTCGCCAACTGGTGGACGCGGCCACCGCCGACTATCAGGCAGCAACCAACCCCAGGGAGAAGCAATGAGAACCATCGAGGAAATCGAGCTGCTGAGCTGGAAGGGCATCTGGCTGGCCGTGCAGAGCGGCAAGAACGCCCACATTCAGCGCGCGATCAACGACCACGTAGAGCGGTTTCCGGCCTCTGATCAGGATCTGGTGCGGCTGCGCACCATCCACATTGTCCGGGACACACAACGCCAACCCCACGAGGTTGCCAGCCGGATCAAGCGGGTGTCCCGCACTATCCGAACGCTGCAAAAGGGCAACTTCAGCGCCAGCGGCCAGGAGGAATGCCATGCATCTTGATCTGCCCAAATCTACCCGAGTTGTAGACCTGATTCGCTTCGCCAACTCACAGGGGAAACGCCTGGTGTGGAAGCAAGAGGGATTCCGGTACCGCGCCCACCTGGAGGACGCCGCCAATGACCAGCCACCTGTTGTTACTCGTCTCCGCCCTCGCCTGCGTGTGGTGGATAGCCAGAAACCCTGAGGATCACATCATGCTGACACTGAAAGCCAGCGCCAACGACATTGAGCGCGCCCTGAATGAGCTGCACCACACAGCCAGCACCGGCACCAGCAGCGACGCCCGCCACGCCGGCAACTTTCTGCTGGCGCTCTGGGACAGCGACCACTTCCCGCTGCACCTGCAGGACTTCCAGTATCTGAACCCGGCTCTGATGCGCCAGGCCATGCAGCTGCTGGCCTTTTTGATGACCACCGGCACCCGCCTGGAGAAGTTCATCAGCGCCGAGGCGATGGACCAGGTGGCGGACAACCTGAGCACGCTGAACTGCCAGGACTTCATGAGCCAGAACGTCGGCAAAGCCATGGCCCGCCCAGCCCCAGCAGCCCGAACACTCCCCTGATGTACCGCCCCTGCGGGGGCGCATCCGAGAGGGCTCTCGCACAGAGCCCTGCCGGATGCTCAACCACACCAAACACGAGTATAGACCATGCCAGAACCAGTACTCACAGAAACGCTCATGACCGAGATCCTGAGAGAGCGGGCACTCAAGATCTGCCAGCTGTCGCTGGAAATCACGACACGCCGAATGGCCCAGGCCTGGGCGGAATTACACGCGCACATCAATACGTTCACTGCCGACGTGCTACCGGTAGACGCCCCCACAAGTGGCAACAGACACCCGCTGGCAAAACTAAATCTGGCGCTGGATCACTACGATTTCCACTCACCACATGAGCGTGCAGAGTATTTCCGCGAGCGCCTGACCGAAACCGATCAGTACATCGCTTATCTGAACCTGCTGCTGGCACAGGGCAAGGTCGTGACCGTTGAGGCAACGCGGGGTGCGGCGTGAACAAAGTTACTCAGATTCGGCTGCGAGAGTTTAAAACCCAGTACGGCCTGAGCTTTGAAGGCGAGATCAACGGCGATCTGTTCGCCGGCGGTGGCGGCGCCAGTACGGGCGCGGAGATGGGCACAGATCAACCTGTGCACTTCGCCATCAACCACAACCCCGACGCCATCAGTCAGCATGAAGCAAATCACCCGGGCACTCGCCACTATATCAGCGACGTTTTTGAAGTAGACCCCCACCAGGTTATTGCAGACTTCGACGGCCGCCCGATCGGGCACTTGCACGCTTCACCCGACTGCACCCACCACAGCCAGGCGGCCGGCGGCCAGCCTCGCAAGAAAGCAATCCGGTCGCTGGCCTGGGTAATCCACAAGTGGGCTGGCCGGGTGCGCCCCCGCATCATCACCATGGAGAACGTTGAACAGATGATGCACTGGTCGCCACTGGTGGCAAAACGCTGCCCGAAGACCGGCCGCGTGATCAAACTGGATCGCACCGTTGCTGCGCCAGGTGAACGGGTACCGGTGCAGGATCAATACCTGGTGCCAGACAAACGCCGCAAAGGCCACAACTGGCAGCACTTCATTCAGGGCCTGCGGGCCATGGGCTATAAGGTTCAGTGGCGAACGCTCCGCGCCTGCGACTACGGCGCCGGCACAACCCGTGAACGTTTGTTCCTGATTGCTCGATGTGACGGCCAACCCATCACATGGCCGAAACCAACCCACGCCCAACACCCAAAAGCCGGCCAGAAAAAGTGGGTAACCGCAGCAGATAGCATCGACTGGCGCATACCGGTACCCAGTATTTTCACCCGCCCGCGCCCGCTAGCAGACAACACTCTCCGCCGAATTGCCAAAGGCATTCACAAGTTCGTGCTGACTGAAGCCGATCCGTTCATCGTGCCCATTGCTAACTATGGCTCTGGCGATTCTGTGCACTCAGTTAACGAGCCGCTTCGCACCATCACGGCCTGGCCAAAGGGAGGGACCTTTTCTCTGGTGGCCCCGACTTTGGTGCAGACCGGGTATGGAGAAAGAAAAGGACAGTCGCCCCGGTGCCTGGATATCGAGAAGCCGTTGGGCACTGTGGTTGCCGGCGGTGTGAAACACGCTGTTGCGACAGCCTATATGGCCCAGATGAATGGCGGCTTTAACGTTACACCAGGTCACGATCTGCGAAAGCCAATGTCGACCATCACCAACCGTGGCAGTCAGCAGCAGCTGGTAACCGCCTTCATGGCAACCCTACGCAACAACTGCGTGGGCCGCAGCGCCAACGATCCGCTGCCCACCATCACCGCCGGAGCTGAGCACCACGCCCTAGTGGAATGCACACTGTCACCAGAACAGGAAGCCGGAGCCCTGCGAGTTGCAGCTTTCCTTATGCATTACTACAGCGAGGGTGGCCAATGGGGCGACCTGCGCAAGCCCATGGGCACCATAACTACCAAAGACCGCCTGGCGCTCGTTACCGTCACCATCAAAGGCCAGCCTTTTGTCATCGTTGATATCGGCCTGCGCATGCTGACCCCGCGCGAACTCTACAACGCGCAGGGCTTCCCGAAGAACTACATCATCGATCATGGAGCCGACGGCCGGCGGTTCAGCAAAACCAAGCAGGTGCTCTTTGTTGGCAACTCGGTAAGCCCACCGCCCATGGCCGCGATGTGCAGAGAGATTCACCGGCCAATAGAACAACCCAGACAGCTAGCTCAAGGTGCCAGCATATGATCCAGTCGCATCATAAGCGGTTCTTACACAAGCCAACCCAACGCCTAAACAGATTGATTCACGCCTACCGGGAAGCCAAACGGATGGTGGGAGAGGCGAACCGTGGCCGCGCATTAATGGGCGCGGCCATGCGCTGGTGCCACAAGATCCGCCAAGAGATAAAGACAGAGATCATGGTGGTTGAGGCATTGATTCGACCCACGAGGCTGAAGGCAGAGCATGGCTGAACAAAAGAAATTCAAGGGAGGCTTTCTCGCCCGGAACGCTGCCCTACTCTGCCAGGATGAAAGCTTCAGGCTGTATCTGGACAGGCGCAGAGCAGCCAAATTCAAACTGAGCATCCCGGACGGTACTCACACAGAAGACGACGCCCGGGATTTCATCTTGCAAGCCTGCGGCATCAGCTCCAGGGCGGAGCTAGATCACAGCCACGAAGCTGCAACCACATACAGGCAGATCAAGCATCATTATCGGCGCTGGATTGACAGGCAGAACCGGCGAGGTCTCGGATCTCCATGAAAAGACCCTCACAGACCTCCGCAACGCGATTTGAAACAACACCAGTGGCCAACACTCTTTGCAACAAAGTACCACTGGCAGCGATATCAGCAATAACGACCAATGCATCCTCACATGCAGGTGCGCTGCAGGGTTTATCATCCGTTTTCATCTCGATACTCCATTGAGAATTGATAAAAATGTGGCCACGCTTATGACGCTATAACGAGTCGTCAAAGATGCAAGAGCAAAAACAGGCTTTCGTAACAATTCTTTACGGTTTCAAAACCGGTTCAGGGGGCCTAAAATTCAGAGCAAGTTGAAATTTGAGCAACCCGAGACCAAAATTACTGTATATTTATACAGGAAGGATTTCCAGCATGGCGACACAAACAGGAATCGAATGGACAGAGCAGACCTGGAACCCTATAACGGGCTGCACAAAGGTGTCTCCGGGGTGTAAACACTGCTACGCAGAGACCATGGCAAAACGGCTTCAGGCAATGGGAGCGAACGGCTACGAGAACGGATTCGCCGTATCCCTCCATCCGGAACGATTGGGCCAGCCTCTGCAGCGAACCAAGCCAACAACCTACTTCGTCAACTCGATGAGCGACTTGTTTCATGAGGATGTGCCGTTCTCCTATATTGACTCAGTAATGTCGGTGATCGACCGCTGCCCACAGCACATTTTTCAGATTCTCACGAAACGAGCCGAGAGAATGGCGGAGTACGCCAGTGGCAAGAAGATCCCGAGCAACGCCTGGATGGGCGTCTCCGTTGAAGACAAGAAGTACGGTCTTCCAAGGATCGACATTTTGCGGCTTGTGCCTGCAGAAACACGCTTTCTATCTGTCGAACCTCTGCTTGAAGATCTCGGAGAGATAAATCTGGACGGCATTCACTGGGTAATTGTCGGCGGAGAGTCAGGAGCCAAGGCTCGGCCCATGAAGGCAGAGTGGGCACTTAACATTAAAGATCAGTGCCTCGCCGCAAAGGTACCGTTCTTTTTCAAACAGTGGGGAAACTGGGGCGCCGACGGAGTCCGCCGCTCCAAAAAGAAGAACGGCAGAGAACTCCACGGGAAGCACTACGATCAGTACCCCATCATCGCGTCGAGTACTTCTTAATGATCTGGCCGGATACTTTTCTGGCCAGGCCTATCGCAACATTCGATGGATTTGATACCGCCAAGAAGAATAAGAACAGTGGGCTGTTTTTATTTCGGAGTGTCACGGGGTCGGAGACAAATGGGAACTGCTCTGACAATCGGTTTTTTACAAACTTTGAAACGCCATCTACATTAAGCCTCTCGACCTCACTCTCCGGCTCCTCACCAAAAAGATCGTCAATTAGCGCCGCCTCTTTCGGCTTATATAACTCAGTAATCCAGCGATCCGTTCCCAACAGCCGGTTTAATTTAGACTCCCACTCCGGCCTTATTTTGCTTCCGTCCTTGGGAGTCATGCGCAACAAGGTTGAGAGTGGAAACAAAAGCCAAAGATCGATTCGCTGAGAATTAGCCACCACTTTCACAGACTCCCAGTCCAGCTCTGTATTGTAGGGGTCAAGCAGTAAGACTGCTCGGTCGTTACTTCCCAAATTGGCACAGAACTCTCTCACGAAGTCGTTAGCATCGAGCTGGGTAATCCGCACATCCACTTCAGGGTACTCGGCAGCAAGCTTTCGAAGCTCCGCACAAAACTCTTCCGAGATGTCATTGAAATGATATACCTGGAACGCATGGCGCAGACTCAGTGCAACACGCACCGATCCCTCAAAATCCTCTCCTGGGAAGAGAAGATCCTGCCCTTCGATAGTTTTAAGATTCTGCTGACCGGTACCAGCAAACGCATCGGCGTAATGGAGATTAAAGTTCCGGTTCTTCAGTGCGGTGGTAAAGAAATTAACGTAATCCCTGAAAACATCTAGCTTGAGCTGCGTCCAGACACCGCCAAATTCATGCTTAGTCATACCTGACAAAACTCTCCATCGGGTTGTTTGAATTATTCCCACATAGATAGCATGGAATTAATTAGGGCGCCAAGCCCACCCTTCATATTTGTCGTGATGCTCATGCTGGCTCAGGTGCGTATATCGCTGAAGAGATGACCATGTGGTATGCCCACTCACTCCCGCCACCCGGGGAATATCCCAGCCTCTCTCAAACAGCCAGCTTATGCATTCATGCCGCAGGTCATGGAAGTGCAGATCCTCAATGCCCAGGAACTTGCACCATTCAGTGAACCGGGTGCTGATGGATTTTGAATTGAAGGGAAAGATTCTCTCGTCAGTCTCGGGCTGCCGCTGGATGATGGCCCAGGCCTCGTCAGTGAGATACACCCGCCGATTGTTTCCCATCTTATGGCTTGGATGCTTCATGTCTGGAACGATAACGCTCTGGGTACGCTTATCCAGATCAGACCAGCGAATCCTTGTGATCTCATCTTGACGCCGCGCTGAGAACAGAGCAAACAGGATGATCTCAGTGGTTGGCGTGGTGCGCCTGGCCTCTGTGCTCTTTCCGTACTCCAGAAGTTTCTCCAGCTCACCAAGGGTTGGCCGCCGATCGCGTTGATCAGGCTTGCTAACCAGCCGCTCACGCCGGCAGGTTTCCGCAGCATCATTCAGCGCATCGATCGCTGCAGGAATCCCCCAGGCACTACGCGCCGTCTTGAACACACTGCGCAGCCAGATCAGGTCATTAGAGGCTGTCTGCGGCTTGACGGTTTTGAGCCTCCACATAACGTGCGCCACGAAATCCTGACTGGTCACCTCCATGGCATCGATTGCCGCCAGGTCATAGCCCTGCAACCGGTCCATATCTCTGGCCTTACTCCGGCCAAAGCTGGCACCAAACTCTTTCTGGTACCGCTTGATGAGGTCGCCGATGGTTATGCCACGGTGCTGAACCCGGGTAAGGGCTCCGGGCTCCTGCAACTCCAGCTCACGCCTGCCC